ACAGGTGTAAGTTTTGAAGAAGTAGCTGGTAACTAATTCATTTAATTTAATATCACTTACATAGGAGGAACCATTAAATGTCAACGCTTAGAACAATCACCGCTTTCAAATCTAAACTTGCCGGAGGCGGTGCAAGACCCAATTTATTTGAGGTAGAAATTCCCTCGTTTCCCGAAGCTGCAGGTAGTAATGCCTGGAGAACCGGAGATAATCAAGAAGCAGATAGCTTTAAGTTTTTATGTAAAGCAGCACAATTACCTGCTTCCAATATTGCCCCAATTGATATCCCTTTCAGAGGTCGTATTTTAAAAGTTGCTGGAGACAGAACTTATGATACCTGGACAACAACTATTATAAATGATGAGAATTTCTTAATTCGTACTGCATTTGAAAAGTGGATGGAAGGTATGAGTAAAAATAGTAATGCCACTGGTGCAACCAATCCAAGTGCTTATATGACCTATGCGCTTGTTCATCAACTTGGAAGAGGTGCTGATAAAGGAAAAGAAAGCGGCACTAATAGTGATGCAGTTAGTGGATCATCAGTTGCACCTTTGAAAACCTATACTTTCTTTGATATTTTCCCAACTAATGTTTCTGCAATTGATCTTTCTTATGATAGTGCAGATTCAATTGAAGAGTATACAGTTGAATTCCAGGTCCAATACTGGGAGCCGGGATCATATACCAGGGATAGTGGTTAATTTGGTTGGATAAATACTACAAAGGTATACGATTAGTATAATAAATTATGACCAAACTTTTTGGATTTTCGATTGAAGATGATGCCCCAGTAAAACCTGGGGTAGTCTCGCCTGTTCCTCCCAATAATGAAGACGGCGTTAGTCATTACTTAAGTAGTGGTTTCTTTGGATCTTATATTGATCTTGAGGGTGTTTATAAGACTGAATTTGATTTAATTAAAAGATATCGCGAAATGGCACTACATCCGGAAGCGGATAGTGCCATTGAAGATATTGTAAATGAGGCAGTAGTATCAGACACTAATGATAGCCCAGTAACGGTTGAACTTTCAAATCTTAATGCCAGTGATGGTATAAAAGATAAGATCAGAAAAGAATTTAAATATATTTTAGAACTTTTAGATTTTGATAGAAAATCGCATGAAATCTATAGGAATTGGTATATTGATGGTAGATTATATTATAATAAAGTAATTGATCTGAAGAATCCACATCTAGGAATTCAGGAGTTAAGATATATTGACGCAATGAAGATGCGTTTTGTTCGTCAGCAGAAGAAAGACCCTAAAGACAAACAGCGTCTTGCTAATGTGCATACTGATAATCCCATGGATTATGCATTCCCTGAGATTGAAGAGTATTTCATCTATAATCCCAAGATGACATACCCGACCAATAACCCAGCATCTATGGGTGGTCATGGTGGTATAAAGTTTACTAAAGATTCTATTACATATTGTACATCAGGTCTTGTAGATAGAAATAAAGGAAATACTCTTTCTTATTTGCACAAGGCAATTAAGTCACTTAATCAACTTAGAATGATTGAGGATAGTCTTGTTATCTATAGACTATCAAGAGCACCAGAACGTCGTATTTTCTATATTGATGTTGGTAATCTACCTAAGGTAAAGGCAGAACAATATCTTCGTGATGTTATGATGCGTTATCGTAACAAGTTAGTATATGATGCGTCTACAGGAGAAATTAGAGATGACAAAAAATACATGTCCATGCTTGAGGATTTTTGGTTGCCCAGAAGGGAAGGTGGACGGGGAACGGAAATCACAACGTTGCCAGGAGGCCAAAACCTTGGAGAGATTACTGATATTGAATACTTTAAAAAGAAACTCTACCGTTCCCTTAATGTCCCACCCTCAAGAATGGATGGAGAAGGTGGATTTAACTTGGGGAGATCTTCTGAGATCCTAAGGGATGAAGTTAAGTTCAGTAAGTTTGTTGCACGACTGAGAAAGAGATTCTCTTATATGTTTAATGATATGTTGAGAACTCAATTACTTCTTAAAAATATTGTCACCCCAGAAGATTGGGATGTAATGGAAGAGCATATTCAATATGACTTCTTGTATGATAATCATTTCTCCGAACTCAAAGAAGCAGAACTTCTTAATGAGAGATTGAGTATGGTTGAAGTTGCAGCACCTCATGTCGGAAAATACTTCTCTCAAGATTATCTACGCCGTAAAATTCTTCGTCAAACAGATGAAGAGATTCTTGAGCAAGATAAACTTATTGAGAAGGAAATTAAAGATGGTACTATTCCAGATCCTTCTATTCCAGTTGATCCAGAAACCGGATTACCTTTAGATCAGGTAATGGATCTTGGTCAACCAGCAAGCGAACCAGAAGCAGAGGATAGTGCTACAAAGTCTAATACTGATGCTACTGAATTAGATGCAAACATAGTAAAGCCTAAGGGTGGCACAATTTAGATTAATATATAAATACTAAAGACCACTTATTAATGAAATTAAAATGGATGAATTAATGGATAATATTGCTGCGGATGGGTCTTCATCACAGATTAGTGATCAATTGAAAGATATGTTATATGCAAAATCAGCTGATAAAGTAAATGCCTTCCGCCCTCAAGTAGCAAATTCTGTCTTTAATGGTAATGATGAAGATGGAATTGATGATGAGGATTGAGTTTAATAAATAACTATTATAAATGATATCATAATAAAATGGCACATAGAACAGTAGGCGTTGGAACATCAATTGGAATTAGTTTGGGTACTGGAACCTCAACTAATCCTTTTAACGTTCAATCGAATACAATTAGGATTTATGCAAAAGGTGCTCCTTGTTATGTTGCAGTTGGAAATACTCCATCAGCAACATCTGAAAGTTATTATATTGGAGCAGATAAAGAAGCTACTTTGGGGATGACAAAAGCATCTAACAGAGTAACTGGAATTACAACTGGCACTACTACTGCAGTTGATTTTGCTGAGGGAACTCAATGTCCATTTGGTACTGGTGAATATGTGACAATAAGTGGAGTTACTCCAACAACATATAATTTTAGTCATAAAAAAATTATTTCAATTAACACTCAAGGCATTCCTGGTGGTTATGCACAATCAAGAATGGTAATTGATGTAGATACCAGCAGTGGATTTGCTGATATTACTAATATAACGGATGCAAGAGCTATTGCATCTAATAAAGTTTCCATTCTTGGCGATGGGCCTAATGGAGCTGCTTATATTCAACAAGTTCAAATCTCCGGAGACGCCTGATGAAACTCATTAGAGAAGAAATCGAATCGGTCGAATTTCTAGTCGAAAATCGTAACGGCAAGAAGTCGATGTATATTGAGGGAGTTTTCCTTCAAGGAAATATCAAGAATCGTAATGGTCGGATGTATCCGATGGAGACGCTTCGTAAAGAAGTTTCTCGTTATAATGAGAATCATATTCAATCAGGTAGAGCACTTGGAGAATTGGGTCATCCCGATGGTCCAACTGTTAATCTTGATAGGGTATCCCATAAGATTGTCTCTTTAAGGGAGAATGGACAGAATTTCATTGGTAAGGCTAAGATCCTTAGCACACCAATGGGCAAAATTGCTTCTTCTCTTGTTGAGGAAGGAGTAAAACTTGGTGTTTCTTCAAGAGGTATTGGTTCACTGAAGCCAACTCGTGAAGGATATAATGTAGTTGGTGATGATTTCATGCTAGCAACTGCTGCTGATATCGTTGCTGATCCTTCTGCTCCTGATGCTTTTGTTGAAGGAATTATGGAAGGAAAAGACTGGGTATGGGATGGAGGTATTCTGCGTGAGAAGTTCGCAGTTAAAACCTATAAGACCATCAATACTCTTGTAGATCAAAAACAACTCGATGAAAAGAAATTGAGCTTGTTTAATGATTTCTTATCAAATATATAAAACTTCTAAATAAAAATAGGTTTAATTACAGGTAAACGGAGAGTTCAAATGTCTCGTGGCACAAAATTACAAGAAATGGAAGTAGGCACTAAGCAATCTAAAGGACCCGTTAATGCTAATGCAGCAAAAGGGATGCCTTTAGAAGGTGAGCCGAAAGGTAGTACACCCGGTCAGGGTACTATTGAAGATTTGGGAGGTCCAACTCCTGATAACTACAAGCCAGATGACGATTCTGCAAAGTTAAAGACACCTGGTAGCACCCTTAAGCAAGTTAAGGATGTTGTCAACAAAGGTGCAAAACCTGCAATGCCCGTCCAAAAGGAAGAGGAAGAAATGGAAACTGAAGCAACCCTAGAAGAAACTCCTGAAATTACTGATGAAGTAGTAGAAGAGGATGTTGTTGCTGAACTTCCTGAGTATGACATGGAAGAAGATGTCAATGCACTACTTGGTGGTGAAGAACTCTCCGAAGAATTCAAAGAAAAGGCAAAGACCATCTTTGAAGCTGCTATTACCTCTAAGGTTGCCGCAGTTAAAGAGTCGATTGAGACTGAATACGCTGGTAAACTTGCCGAGCAAGTAGAAGAAGCTAAGGCAGAACTTGCCGAGCGTGTTGATTCTTATCTCGAATATGTTGCAGATGAGTGGTTTGAAGAGAACACTCTTGCAGTCGAGAACGGACTCAAAACAGAAATGAC